TGTATTGCATATCCAGCAACTTAGGCCACATGGCAGGCGGATAATTAGCGCCGATTTCCTCCATTTGTGAGCGAAGATGCGGCAGAATGGCGCTAAAGTCCGGGTCATTCTTCTGCCAATTCGCTTGCATCGTTTCAACGGAATAAAAGGATTTCTGCAATTCTTCCTGCTGTTGTTGCTGGCTATGCTGCTGCTGGCCTCGTATCTCATTGTCGCGGTTGGCACGCTCCTGAATCTTCCGATTCCGCGCTACCTCGTGAGCTAAATCTTCATCAAGCTCAAGCGCTTCAACTTTTTCTTTCAGGTCTGGAAAATCGTCCAGCGTGCTTGCGCTGATGCTTACTCGTTTCCCATGTGCAGTTTCAAACTGCTTGAGTTGCTCGCTGATGATTTGCTGGAATGCTTTTTCATCACCGGAATAAATCGCTTTTCGGTATTCCGCGAAGTTAACCAAGTCATGCGCGGCATATTCATCGCTATATCCAAGTTGGCGGAAAGCATCAAATGACTCGTTAAGACGCTGGTTGTCAGCAGCTAGTGTGTCGGCTCGCTGTTTTTCCTGCTTGTATCCTTCCGTTACCTTCTGGAAGCGCTCATTGGTCTTGGGGTTCTTACTATCAAGTGGCGCAAGGTCGGCATCCGTCAGCGTTTCAGGATTTTTTTCAGTTCCTTCTGCCGGTTTTTCAACGTCTTCAGCAGGAGCAGCTTCTACCGGCTTTTCATCAACAGATGTTGCTGCTTCTTCTGGCTTTCCTTCTGATGGATTTGCAGTAGCTCCATCATCAAGGCCAAGGTCGGCTAATACGGCCTCTTCTGGGGATTGCGCAACCTCTACAGGTTCATCAACGGTTGCAACATCTTCACTGCCTCCGCCATCCTCGACGATAGGGAAATTTAGAAAGCTGAAAAACCATTTGAAACGGAGCATTGGTCGGCACCTTGTTATACACGTGTGACCAATTTACGACTCCGATTAAAATTCCATGCGATACGAATGAAGCGGGTTTATTTGACAGGCCCGAATGGGCCATTGCGAATTAATACGCTGGAGGATTATGTTGCAGATCATTCTGGGGAGAACTCATCATGAAATCTTTGCTTGTGGCCTACTAACTACCCAACAGCTATTGCAGCACTTCCATTAAGCGTCCAGACTTCACCATTACTGTTTCTCAAAAGCCCCAATATCCATATGCGCTCCAACAGGACACGGATTACCCAGATAATCCCGGTAAATAAGAACGTCGTCAGAGCCTGCGTTAATAGCCGCAGAACCTACCGCTAACTGTAATGCGGCCACGTAAGCATCGGCTTCGGCTAGACAGTTTGCGAATGTCGGCGTTCCCGGAGCATGGAAGGCGACTGTGGTAGGCGGGGTAACAACGCCAGCCGTTGTTTTCAGCGAGTGCATGTCCTGCCCGAATGTCGATTGCCACTGCGCCAGTGTATATTCAGTAGAACCGATCTTCGCCCAGCTTGCATAGCTCGAATCCACAAGGTTATTGTCGAATGTTATTTGCGCCCGTTGTGCCGCGTTGTCGTCCACGAAATAGAACGGGATGATCTTCCGGTTCCCACGCGCAATCATCAGCACATTCCTGATTGAAATGCCTTGGTGTACCGCGTTGCTGCTATTAATCTTGAAGAAATACTTCATATTGGTTGCATCGTCGATGCCGTTGTAAACCATTGTGAGGTTGCTGATCTTGACGTTTTTGCAGCCTTTGTGGTCGGCAGTAGATCCATCTCCCATGCTGATCATGTTATCGCCGTTGACTGTTCCAGAATTAGGCGTCACAAGGATGAGATTATTTATTCTAGCGTTTGTAACTTCGGTCAAATTCAGGCAGTTCTCAAAGTTCGTGGCTATGCAGCGATCATAAACAATATCTCGCGCGTACTGACCGGTGGCGTCCCCGTTGTGGGAGATGTTGAGAAGTTGATAGTTGTATCTATTTGCCCCGCTTCCAAGGTGCGGAGTACCAGTAGTTATCGGGTCAATCCACCCCATGAAGTAGCTTTCTGTTACATGAATTGCTTCGGCTTGCGAATTGGTATGCCCGCCAGTAATCCGTAGGGCCGTCCGTCCAAATGCTGGGCGTCCTATGTCATTACCTACAATTACAGCATTGCGGATACTCTCAAGGTAATTGCAATGGTTTCCAGACTCGCTCTGCGATGCTGAATCCAAGACAAACTGCGAAGTGCATGCCGCATACATACCTACCACTGTACCTGTAGCGTTGGTATTAGCCGCGCTGAATGTATCGCCAATCGAGAAAGTGCCGCAGGATTCTTGTTTATAGTATTGATCTACACCTGTGCCAATACTGTGTACTCCATTGCTAGGATCAACGTGAGTACAGCGAAGCGTCATAAAATTCCGACTATTTTCTTGAGTCTCGTTGATGCCGGAAAGAACTGTGGAGCCTGTGCCTTTATACCGGATCTCCATATCAACAACGGATATAAATGCCTTGCCGAAGCCCTTGCCGAATATATGTGAGGTTGTTCCAGTCCCAGCCCAATTCCAAATTGGCTTCGCCCCTGTGCCATAAGGCATAAATGATATACCTTGCACAAAATTCCCGTTTCCTACCCCCGCAACTGCCGTAAAGTCGAACTGCTGTCCACGGTTAAATTTTATCTGATCTCCCGGCTGTAGCTTCCATGTAGCGATTTGAGAGACGTTTGACTTAATGCACTGCGCAAAGACCTTTGCTAAACTCAGCCAAGAAGCGCCGCTTGATAATCCATCGTTTGTGTCAGATCCTGCGACAGAATCAACGTACCAAGTGTTTCTCGCACGTTCAACTTGGAACCCTGTCCCTGTTACAACTGCGGCAGTATTGGCAGCAAGAGTGCAGTGCGTGGCATCTGTTACGCTGGCAATAGTCCCAAGTAGAGTAGTCCCCGTGTTGTTATAGAGCTTTGAATTAACCCAACCGTTATCCCAAGCTGTCCCTGAACCGACAACAGCAGTGGAACCGGACGTGGTTGTAATCGTGCCTGCGCCTGCTGACTTTGGGCCTACTCCGCTACCTGCGCCACCCTGCGCTATGGTGATCGTTCCAGATGCAGTGCTTGTTCTACCGAGAAAATCAGTAACTGTTAACGAATAATTATATGTTCCGGGAGTTTCGTAAGCGTGGCGCGAATTTCTAGTATATGCGTAACGTCCACCATAATCAGATTCAGTGCCAACCCCAAAATCCCATTTCCATTCTGCAACGGCATCAGGGTTAAACGTGTTCATGCCTTGAAAGAACACAGGCCACGGGGCAAAGCCGACACGCCCGCTCAATCCTGTATACCCGGCGACCGCCGTGTCGTGCGAGATATAGCCATTAGCGTCAACCGTATATGCGCTAGGCGTGATTTCCGCTTCTTCGGCAATACGGGCAATCGGCTGATCTGGAAGAATGGTTTGTTCTGCTGAATACGACCAAGTTGCACCGCCGTTGGTGCTGATGCCTACCCTGTAATACCACTTGCGTGCGCGATCAAACTCACCAGACTGTCCGATATTAATGCTGTGTGAAGATAGACTATTGAGGTCGTTGACCGTAAATAGGTACACACCAGATGCGACACCATACTCGATCTTGGCAAATGCAGGCGATGCGCAATCAAAGCCGATGGTGATAGTTCCGTAGTTCTTTACATCGGCGGCATAGCCGTAAACCTTCCACATCTCGCCCGTGTTGCGCGAGTAGACATGCCGACCTGTGCGAACCATTGTGGCATCGAACTCGGCTTTTAGTACGGCGCTGCCAGATGCGGATACAGCGAAGCCGGAATAAACACGATTGATGAAAACCTTGCCATCAAGCGTCATGCCCATCGTGTAAACGGTGCCGAAACCAAGCGCTGTTGCGCTGTTGTAGATCGAGCCAGTTGTAGAGGTTACTGTGGTGCCTAGCTGCGTCCAAGTCGTGCCATCTGGGCTGGTATAGAACCGAACATCACCGGTAGTCGAGTTGCGCTCTGCCGCTACCCAATAAGTGCCGCCATCCGTGAACGATGGAGCAACGGTCGAATCAACATCAACCATCGTCGTGCCAGCGGTAGAGAATGAGAGACGAATAACGCCACTGGGCTGTACGCTCATCGCATACGAGCGACCGCCAGAAACAGTGCTGTCCTTGTTGATCAGCGTGTTGGCGGTTGCTGGCGTCCAGTCAGTAAGCGCGGCCTTGGTGACTAGCGTGATGTTACCTGTGACGCTATTTGCTACGCTGTCATCCGTGAAAATCCAGTCGGCATTCGGACACAGGATAGCTCCGCCAAGATTGCCTGAAGTGGAAACTATCGTCGGCGGAGAGGTATAGCCACTCCCGACAGTGGATATGTCAGCGCCGGTGATCGAGTTCCCGTTGTTTTGCGTGAACCTGCCAGTTGCTCCTGAACCGCCTCCACCAGTAGTTCCCCAATTACCAAGGACTGTCGCTCCGGTTGCCGGTGAAGTAATTACAACCGTCTCAACTGTCGTATAGACACGGTTGAAGCCATCGGCGTAGGCGTAACTACCCCATGCGGACGAGATTCCAGATATACCCGCGTCAGGCGCAGGAGCCGTCCCTAGCGACCAGCCAAGACGCCCAACTGGATACCCAATATCCCTTGTAACTTTCCTTGCAATCCTACGACCAAGCACGGATTAACCCTCCGTGAAAATGCCAACATCAAGCGCTTTAGCTGAAATATCAGGACGTTTCACCCTGAACGTGCCGGGGCCAGCCAATACAACAGTAGGTCGCTGCCCGTTTAACGCATCGACCTGATAATCCGCTCCCGGAGTATCAATCATGATCGGGAAATCATAAGAGTTAGAAACATTCCCTGATGCCACGAAAAGTCCGACTGTGCGCGTCTCGTTCTGCGCCAGAACAATATCGCTACTGGTTGCTGCGGTTTGTCCTGCTGCCAAAATAGTCGTCTGTGCCATGATTTACTCCTGAGTTAATCCAGTTCCTGCATATTTAAGGCGCTCAAGCAGCAATTCGGATTCTGCCTGCGCTACTTTTCTGTCGGCCTCAAGTTGTACGCGCTCCATTGCTACCTCATTGGCCTGCTTATCAAGCTCGCGGCTCTTGTCTTCGATGCCCTTCATTTGCTGGTCTAGCTGCTTCTGAATTTCTGCGAGTTGTTCAGGTGGAATACTTGTCGGTTGATTTCCACCGTCATCAGCCGAATCCGCATCCTTGCCAATACCAAGCAATTCTTTTGCGTCCAGCTTTTCATCGAATCTATGTAACGTTTCATCAAGAAGTGCGATATAAGCGTCAGCGATTTCCTCTTGCCCTTGCTGCTTTGCTATCACAACCTTTTCCATCGTCTGCTGAATGATTGGCATGAGTTGCAGCCATTGATCGCGCTCCCGCATCTTGTTTGGGCGTGATGTAGAACCGGCACGAATTGAGATATTGACCATCTCGAAAAGCTCTTGCTTTGTCAGCTCAGGCCATACCGCGCTTTCGCCAAAACGCTTCTTGATTAAAGCTGCTGGCATTTTTTGCAATAGCAATTGCGCTGAGTAAATAGCAATCTCGCTTAACCAGTCCTCGATCACATCCAGCGCCTCGGACGTACGTGACTGCATGCCCATGCTCATAATCTCGGCTTCGGTGGCAGTCTTGGCGGTATTGATTGCGCCACGCGCTGCATCCTGTGTATTACCGACCATTTCCATATCGCGCATGATGTCGCTGGTGTCGTACATCTGCGGGTTATATGGGATTTCTGGCAGGCTACCAAGCTGGTTTTGCAATGGCGTATTGGCGTCCATCGTCACGCCAATCACATCGGTCTGAATGCTTCTATTCACGATCTTGGTAACTTCGTCATCGCTGATTCCAGATGCCTTATTCAGCAATCTAACCGGGATATTTTTCTTGCGATGTTCCGACGCATTGGTGCGCCGGGTATTAAATTCGTCCTGCAACTCGATTAATTGCTCAACCATCGAGCGCGGGTATTTTTTACCATCTACCCGGCGAAGTTGCAGCCCAAAGAATGGATACCACTGCTCCCCTAGCGTTTGCGGCTGGAATGGAGGACGGACATACTGCTGAGAGCCTTCGCATATGGTGTAAACCGTCAAGTCTTTAAGCGACCACACCTCATAGACGCTAACCAGATGGTCATCTTCATCGACTTCTGCGGATTCGTCACCAGAATCAGAAACATACTTCTTCGTTGATTTTGGCGGAGCTTTGCCAAACTTGGTCTTGAACGCATCGACCGTCATCTTGATACGGTGACAAATTTCATTAGAC